GTGATATAAACTTTAGAATCAATGGCGATACTGGCAACAATTATACTTACAGATTCACCTCAAATTACTCATCTGGGTCTTTATCATATGTTGAAGTAACAGGGCACAGTATGGCTCCATTTGGTCAAAGCGGGGTAGGCAGTGGTTACAATGCAATTGGTCGTTTTATCATACATATTCCTAGATATGCTGACACTTCATATAAAATGTTTACGGGTGATTCTATTATGCCAAAAAGTTCAGGAACAGGCTGGTGGAATTTTGTTAATTCTTGGAATAATACAGCCCCCATTACTAGTTTTACTGTTAGGTTAAGTGTAGGTACTTTTACATCAGGAACTATTTATGTATATGGGGTTAGTTAATGAAAAGACCAATAATATCAATTTATAATTGTGACACTAGCGAAAATATTGTGCGGGAAATGAACGATGCTGAGTTTGCTCAATATCAGAAAGATGTTGAAACTGCCCAAGCAAGACAAGCCCAATTGGAAGCAAAGGCGGAAGCCAAAGCAGCAGCACAGGCTAAATTAGAAGCACTTGGTTTAACTGTTGAAGATTTACAGGCGTTGGGTTTGTAGCACAATCCCTTAAGAATGTTTCAAACCACTATCCTAAAACCTGAAAGGAGCCATAGCAAGTAAATATGCTATAATACAAATATGCCAGCATCATTTAACTATACAGGTAGACCAGGATATATGTATCAACTTTCATCTGATACCTGGTTTCAAATGTCTGGAATTGTAGATACCTCTTCAGGATATGATTGGACAGGTGTTCATTCTTTTGCTAATGATATTTCTTTTGAAGATTCCCTGACTTCTAGGGAGGGTATTAATAACTTTTTAAATCCCGCTGCAAGAGACGCAGCAATTGCATCTCCTGTTCATGGAACAGTTGCATTTGTTCGTCAAGATGCTGGCGGTACCACAATAAATCAATGGCAATACTACAATGGATCTGATTGGGTTGCTAATGATGGTGATATTTCTGCAGTAGTAGCAGGCACAGGACTAACTGGTGGCGGAAGCGCTGGCAGCGTAACTTTAACGGTAGACACAACATTTGTTGCTACAACAAGCAATACAATGACAATGAGCAATAAGACTTTAACTGCTCCTACGCTAAATAATCCATCAGTTACAAGTGGTACCTTTATTAGTGGAACGTTTACATCACAACCACAAATTAATAGGCCTTTAATCACTGGCACAACAGAAATTGCACAAATTCTTGAAGCAGCAGCCGTAACATCTTATTCAGCAACAGGCACTGTAACATATAACGTTTTAGATCAAGGTGCTGTTTCTTATTTTACTTCCAGCGCAAGTTCCAACTGGACACTAAATTTGCGAGGCAGTTCAACAACATCTCTTGTTAACTTAGTATCAACAGGAGAATCATTAACAATTGCAATGCTTGTAACAAACGGAGCAACTGCATTTTATCAATCAGCGATGCAAATTGACGGTACAGCAGTAACATCTGTAACTAAATGGCAAGGTGGTAGTGCACCAAGCAGCGGTAACACATCAAGCGTAGACATATACTCAATCACAGCAGTTAAAGTGGCCAATACTTCGACGGTAGCATCAGCATTCACAGTATTTGCATCACAAACACAATTCGCATAAGGGGGTGTCTAAGTGCCAATACTTGGAACTCGTGGGGGCGGTTCGGTTAGAGGGTTTGGCAGAGCCAATGCTGCTCCCAAATTAACAGTTGATTATTTAGTTGTTGCTGGTGGCGGTGGTGGAGCAGGAACTGGTGGTAGAGGAGCAGGGGGAGCAGGGGGTCTAGTCGATGGAAGTTCTTTATTACTCAACCTCAATACTGCATATCCAATAATTATTGGCAATGGGGGTGCGGCAGGTGCTTCTTCTGCATCAGGTTCCGATGGAAATGACAGCACTTTTAGTACTTTGATAACGGCAAAAGGGGGAGGTGGGGGCGCGTTTTATCCAGATAATGGTAGAAATGGTGGCTCCGCAGGTGGTGGCAGTTTTGCAAGTGTTGGTGGCACAGCCACACAAACATCGCAAAGCGGTATAAGTGGTTCAAATGGTTACGGCAATAATGGCGGTAACGGGTCTAGTTCACCTAATTATGGGGGCGGTGGCGGTGGCGGGGCTGGCGCACCAGGAAATAACGGCAGTGGCGCAGCGGGCGGTAACGGGGGCAATGGTCGCAGCGTAAGCATTACTGGTACTGCTACAACTTATGCAGGGGGAGGCGGAGCAGGTATATCCGCTGTTGCAACAAGAGGAACAGGAGGCACAGGTGGAGGAGGTGATGGTGCTGGTACAAACAATGCGGCAACAAATGGAACACTTAATTTAGGTGGCGGTGGCGGAGGGGGAGATGGAGCCAGTCGGGCTGGCGGCAAAGGTGGGTCGGGAGTTGTAATTGCTCGCTACTTAGGTGCTCAACAAGCAATGGGCGGTTTAATTACATCATCAGGAGGATATACAATACATACTTTTAATTCTTCGGGAACCTTTACTACAAGCACTACTTTATCTGGTGCTAAAGCAACAGGTGGCAATATAACAACTGATGGTGCTTATTTCTATCACGCGTTTTTGCAATCGGGAACATTTACTCCTAATCAAGCAATTTCTAATGCAGAAACATTATTGGTCGCAGGAGGAGGCGGTGGCGGTCAAGATTCAGGCGGTGGTGGTGGTGCTGGCGGTCTTTTGTATGCTAGTTCACAAAGTTTTGGCAGCGCGACAACCTATACTGTTACAGTAGGAAATGGTGGTAATGGTTCCGTTTCTTATAGTCCAGCAACAAGTGGTGGCAATTCTACAATTAGTGGTTCTGGGTTTAGCACTTTAACGGCTGTCGGTGGTGGATATGGCGCAGGGGCTGGAAATAGTTATACTGCTGGAAATGGTGGCTCAGGTGGTGGCGGCTCAGGTGGTGGCGGTGGTGGAGTGGCTGGAACTGGCACAACTGGACAAGGCAACAATGGTGGAACTGGCAACCAGTCTGCTCCCAACTATCCTGGTGGTGGAGGTGGTGGTGCTGGTGCAGTAGGTGGCAACGCTTCTTTGCCAAATACTAATGGTGCGGGCGGTGTTGGTTCATCTTCATATTCATCTTGGGCTGCTCAAACTGGTAGTGGTCATGATGTAGGTGGAACTTATTATTACGCAGGTGGCGGTGGTGCTACTAACACTGCTTTTGGAGGTTCAGGAGGTTTAGGTGGCGGTGGTGCTGGACAGACTTCTTCTACCGTAGCGGAAAACGGTCTAGCCAATACGGGTGGTGGAGGCGGTGGTGGCTCTTCGGGTGTAATCAACAAAGGCGGTAATGGCGGTTCAGGCGTAGTCATTATTCGGTATGCAGTCTAAAGAGAGAATATGAAAAAAGAAACTAAAAAAACATCTATCTACTCATACTCAGTTAATATGACAGTTCATATTATTGCTGATACAAAAGAGGAAGCCAAAAAGAAACTAGATGAACAGGGCGGTATCGTGACAAAAAGAGAAGTAGAATTAGTAGATACACAAACACTATATGGACAGGAGGTAAACTAAATGGGTCATTATGCTAAAGTAGAAGATGGTATTGTCACTCAAGTCATTGTTGCTGATGGCGTTGATTGGTGTGAGCAAAATCTAGGTGGTGAGTGGGTACAGACTTCTTACAACACTTATGGTGGCGTTCACTCAGGTGGCAAGTATCCAATTCATAAAAACTACGCAGGAATTGGTTATCACTTTGATGGCGTTGGATTTTATGCTCCGCAACCATTTCCATCTTGGACAAAAAATGCTCAAACATATTTATGGGAAGCACCAACACCTATGCCAACTGAGGGCAGATGGTCTTGGGACGAAGATACTTTGTCTTGGGTTGAAATAGAATAATAAACTCAAATAAAAACCCCCAAGCCAAAAGCAAGGGGGTATTTTTATATTACAAACTATGCAGAAAACTTACCTAGCCATTTATTAATAGCACCAGTTTTGTAGGAAGACCATGATGTCCAATCTTCCCCGCCATTTGTCATAAAATATGCAATTTTAGCATTTATGACTGGATTAAATAAGTCTACATTGTGATCTAATTCAAATTTGTCACGACGCTTTTCTCCAAGCAAGGACATCATATTAATTTGAAATATGCCGTAACTTTGATCTAAGGTTTTCTTGTTTCCATTGTATGCAAAAGGTCTACCATTACTTTCTGTCTTGGCTACAGCATAAGCAATCTTAAGACTCTTGCCCTTGAAACCAACAGCCTTTAATAATTCTATTAGTTCAGAATCAGTTAGAGATGTTGCATTTTCATACTTTTCTAGTATTTTATCTTTATTAGTCTTAGAAACCAAAAAAACCGCTTTGTCGGCGGTTGTAGCATTTAGCCCCTGTTTTTCTAATAAATTATTCTTGGCAACAGCGCCAGATTGAACACCCAAAATCATGCTCAATGTAAACAGTGTTGCCCAGCCCCCAGATAGTTTTTTACTTCGTATCAAGTTTACCTCCTTAGAAACGAAATGACACCTTAATGGTGCCATAGCACCAGTATAACACATTTTAGAATAATTTGTCAAATTAAATATGATATATTATATACATTAACACACAATGTTAATATTTATTTTAAGTGAAAGTGATATAATAAACACATGCCGTCAGAGACCACAAATTACGATTTGCCTTATCCGCTATCATCTGATAGTGTTAACGTACATGAAGATATTCAAAATTTAGCAGAAGCAATTGATGCTGTTTTACCCGACCTTGGACTTCCGTATCTTACATTAGAAGTTTCAAATACAAGCGGTGTAACAATAACAAAAGGTGATCCTGTTTATATTATTGGACATGGCGCAACAAAACCAAGAGTTGCAAAATCAAATGCAAGCACATTATCAACATTTCCTGTAGTTGGTTTAGCGGAAGCAACTATTACAAATACATCTGACGGTGTTGTTGTATTAACAGGAGTATTTAATGGAGTTAATACTTCTTCATATACCGCTGGAGATAGGCTGTACGTTGCAGAAGGTGGCGGACTTACAGCAACACAACCAACAACAGGTGGTGGTGTGATTGGCGTGGTAGCAAAATCAGCAGTATCAGGTACAATTATTGTAGGTGCAAGCAAAGGCAATGGAACTTGGGGATCAATGAAAGCAGGATTATCATAATGACAAATTATAGAGGAGCAGGATCTGAATCATTTTCAATTGGCGTTTCCCCACCAAATATTTCTTGGACAGTTGTTCGTGGAGATACAGCAGCATTTAGAGTTTATGTAACAGATGAAGATCGTAATCCATTAACTATTTCTGATTGGGATATTGCAATGGATGTTGTTAGACAAGGATCAACAAGCGATACGGTTATAGTTTCTCTAACTCCAGGTGTAACCGCAGATGATGATGACGGAGAATTCACAGTAGCCTTAACCGCTGAGCAATCGGATAGTTTAGAAACAAATGATATTTTTGATATTCAATTATCAGACGCTACTAGAACTTGGACGGTAGCAAAAGGAACAATCACAGTAATTGAAGATGTAACTGGTCCTTACGAAAGTTAATTATGCCAGTTGCTAAGGTTAAAGACATTCAAAGTCGAAGGGTATTTGTAAATACCGTTAATTATTCTAAATCTAAAATATCTAACATAGGATCTTATACAGCAGATATCAAAGGCATTTATCCATTTAGAGTAAGATTTCAAAACATAGGCGTTTCAATACCTCCGTCGCAAGGCATTGGCGTAGCAGTTATTGGTAGCACCTTTATCATTTTATGATATAATCATTCATTATGGCTGTAATTCCAATTAATACACTAAAAACTAAATTTGAAACTGGTGATATTCCAACAGGGGCAGACTTTGTTGATTTAATTGATACCACTTCATATCGTGCAGATTCTTTAGGCGGGGATGGAAATAATAGCCTAACAATTAATGGAATAGAATCAGCAACAGTATTTGATACTATAGATACTACAGTTTTTAGAACTGTTAAATATTTAATTCAATTATCCCATGCCTCAAGTTCTTCATATAGAACCAGTGAAATAAACTTAATTTTTGATGGTACCAATCAAAATATAACAGAATACGGTTCTGTTAAAAACACAAACAGTGATGTTGGAACACTATCTGCATCATTAAATTCTGGTACAATTAGCATGACGGTTACCCCCGTTCTAAGTCCGATGACCATAAGGTATTACCGCACTGGTTTGAAGGCCTGACGCCGATAAGGAGAAAAAATGGCAACAGTAGACAAAGACTTTCGAATTAAAAATGGTTTAGTTGTTGAAGGTAGTACGGCTACCGTCAATGGTCAAAACGTTCTTACGGAAGCATCAACATCATTTTTAGCAGAGTATGTTGCAGATACCGTAGGAGCAATGATATCAGGTAATACCGAATCTGGTATTTCAGTAACTTACCAAGATGCAGACAACACACTAGATTTTGATGTTGCAGATTTTACAATTACACTTGGTGGAGATCTTTCAGGTGCTGTAACAATTACAGATCTTGCAAACGCAACTCTTACCGCATCCATTGCAGCAGACTCTGTTGCACTTGGCACAGACACAACAGGTAACTATGTAGCATCTGTTACATCTGGCACAGGAATCACAATTTCATCTGGAACAATTGGAGAAAGTTCTGAAATTGTAGTAGCAAACGATGATAAAGGTTCTTCACAAAATATTTTCAAAAATATTGCAATTACAGGTGGAGCAACAATTGCAGCAGATTCAAATGATGACACTGTAACTCTTACTGCTGGAACTGGTATTACTCTAGCAGCAGCAACATCTACAGACACAATTACAGTAACCAACAGTGGTGTTACACAACTTACTGGAACTGCTAATGAGGTTGAGATTTCTGCTTCAACTGGCTCAATTACAGTTGGTCTTCCAGATAATGTAACAATTGGTAACAACCTAACTGTTACTGGAAACTTAACAGTTAATGGAAGCACAACTACTCTTAATACAGAGACTCTTGCTGTAGAAGATAATTTAATTCTTCTTAATAGCAACGTTACAGGTGCTCCGTCAATTGACGCAGGTATTGAAGTTGAGCGTGGTAGTTCAACAAATGCATCTCTATTCTGGAATGAATCAGATGATAAATGGTATGTAAATGATTCAACTACTTCCAAGGCAATTGCTTTGGTTGGAGATGCAACATTTAATACCTTTGCAAATTTTACAGACGGTACTCAAACAGCAACTCCAGACAGTTCAAATGATACATTTACATTTGCTGCTGGAACTGGTATTGCAGTAGCGGTATCAACATCTGCCGACTCCTTAACAGTTACTAACGTAGGTGTTACAGGATTAACAGGAACTTCAAATCAAATAACTGTATCTGCTTCAACTGGAGCAGTAACTCTGTCTTTACCACAGAATATTCATACAGCAGCAACTCCAACATTTGGTTCTTTAACTCTTACAAATGCTTTAACCGCTAGCGCTGTTACTCTTACAGACGCTGAAATAGCAACAGCAACTGCAACTGCTACAACCAGCGGATCAGTTATTGATTCATGGTCAGCAACAAACTACAGGAGTGCAAAATATCTTGTTCAAATGCGTGTAGGAAATGATATTGAAACCATCGAAGTGCTTGTAAATGTTGATGGAAATAACAACGTTTACATTACAGAGTATGCTGATGTTATTAGCAATGAACAACTTGGAACCACCGACGCAGATTACAATGGCGGAAACGTACGTCTAAAAGTAACTGCAACAGGTGCTAGCGTAACAGTAAAGGTACACAAGACGCTTATCGAAGCGTAATGTGACCACGAAGGGATAAGTGAACTTCAGTGGCAACATTTGATAAAGATTTTGTTGTAAAAGCAGGACTCAAGGTTGCTACTGGAGTTACTTTCCCAGATAATACTACTCAAACTACCGCCTTTACTGGCGGAGGATTAACAGTAGGTAATTCATTTCCAGCATCACCAAGCAATGGTGATTTATTTTTATATACAGTAACAGAACGTATTTATTTTTATTACAATGCAGAATGGAACCCATTAGCCACTTACTTTGATGCCCAATCAGAATATGATGGTAATGGAATTACATATCCCACATTATTTGCAAAATTAGACGGTGGATTGGTAGCAACCACTTTTACAAATGCCTTGCCTTTTGCAGATGGAGGAACTCCATATGACCAATTCTGATATAATAACTGTAATTGAGAAAAGGTAACTATGGCAACTAGAATTCAAGTTCGTAGAGGAACAACAGGCGAATGGGATGCCGCCAACCCCACTCTTGAAGAGGGAGAAATTGGCTATAACAGCACCCTTGGTCAAATGAAAATTGGTGATGGCAGCACTGCTTGGTCATCACTTTATTACATAGAAAACTCTTCAACTCTAGGAGACAGCCTTGGATCATATATTTTAGATAGTGAAAAAAGTGCTGCAAACGGTATTGCAGAATTAGATGCTTCCAAAAACATTCTTGCTCCAGCAGGTATTGTGTTTGAAGGCGCAACTGCTGATGCTTTTGAAACAAGTTTAGTGGTAACAGATCCTACAGCAGATAGAACAATTACTATTCCAAACTCAACTGGAACTCTCGTTCTTGCAGATGCTAGTGGAAACGTATCTATATCTGGAAACCTAACCGTAACTGGTACAACTACAACAGTTGACTCTACAAGCGTAGTACAATCACTTGTTTTTGAGGGGGCTACGGCAGATGAATATGAAACAACCTTAACACTTGTAGACCCAACTGCAGATCGCACAATTACTCTTCCTAACGTTAGTGGCACTGTTGTTACTACTGGTAATTTTCCTGCTTTAACATGGGGACAAGTTAAATTAGGTGGATCAATTTAATAACTGCTTTACAAAAATAAAAGCACTCAACCTTTACTTTATAGTTTTTTTTATAAAACAATCGTAAATTATAACTTTTTGTTATAAAAATTTGTGCTATACTAGAGAGTGCTTTGAAAATTTAAAAGCACTAATCTTATTTTTTGTGGAAAGGGATTACAATGACAGACGTATTTTCTTTTCATTTATTAGATGAATTTGTTAATAAATATAAAACAATAGAGCCTCCATTTGGTTTTACAGATGCAGGCTCTAATTCATTGGGTGAAATTACTTTTATTCGTACATATTCTCGTATAAAACAAGACGGCACAAAAGAAAGATGGCACGAGGTTTGTAAGCGGGTAATTGAAGGAATGTATTCAGTACAAAAAAATCATGCTAAAGACAATAGACTACCCTGGAATGACAATAAAGCCCAGAAGTCTGCTCAAGAAGCCTATGACAGAATGTTTAATTTAAAATGGACTCCCCCAGGTCGTGGCTTGTGGGCGTTTGGAACTCCTATGACTATGGAAAAAAGAAACTCTGCATCTCTGCAAAACTGTGCAATGGTTTCTACTCGCGAGATTGATCGGAATGATCCAGGAGCCTTATTTGCTTGGGTTATGGATGCTTTAATGTTAGGTATTGGTGTAGGGTTTGACACAATTGGCCAAGACAAAGAAATGCTTATCTATGCTCCAATAGAGCCAAAAAATATATGGGATATTCCAGATACTCGTGAAGGCTGGGTAGACTCTTTAAGAATGCTTTTAAACTCATACCTGCGCCCCAATCAGGCTATACAAAAGTTTAACTATGACCTTATCCGTCCTTTAGGTGCCCCCATAAAAGGCTTTGGAGGGGTTGCTAGCGGTCCAGCACCACTTGTTGCCTTACATAAGAAGATAGAGGCAGTAATTGGCAGCAGAGCAGGAGAAAAACTTGATTCTAGAGCAATTGTAGATATTGTTAATCTTATTGGCACATGTGTTGTTTCTGGAAATGTTCGTCGTTCTGCCACCTTGGCTTTGGGGCTACCAGGAGATCAAAATTTTATTAATTTAAAAAATGCAGAGATTTTTCCAGATAGAAATTCATTTGATTCAGAAAAACCAGGATGGGCGTGGATGTCAAATAACTCTATCGCTGCAGAGGTTGGAACAAAGTATGAGGAATATGTTAATTTAATTTCAAATAATGGCGAACCAGGATTTATTTGGTTAGATGTTGCTAGAGATTACGGAAGACTTGCAGATGCTCCAGATTATAAAGATTCTCGTGTTATGGGATTTAATCCATGTGCAGAACAACCATTAGAATCTTATGAACTATGCACACTTGTAGAAGTTCATTTAAATCGTCATGAAGATAAAGAAGATTTTCTTCGTACATTAAAGTTTGCATATTTGTATGGTAAGACTGTTACTCTTATGCCAACACATTGGCAAAATACAAATGGAATTATGCAACGCAATCGTCGTATTGGAACATCTTTAACTGGTATTGCATCATTTGCAGATACAAAAGGTATGCCAGTAATTCGTGAGTGGATGGACGAAGGGTATAAAAAAATTCGATCATACGATCACTCTTATTCAGAGTGGTTGTGTGTAAGAGAATCAATTCGTGTAACTACTGTTAAACCTTCTGGATCTGTGTCACTACTTTCTGGTGCTACCCCTGGTGTTCACTGGGGTCCTGGTGGAGAATTTTATCTTCGTGCTATAAGGTTTGGAAATACAGATCCAATGATTCATTTATTTAAAGCAGCAGGGTATAAAATTGAACCAGATGTTGTATCAGCAAACACTTCAGTAGTTTACTTCCCAGTTGCATCAGGACATTCAAGATCAGAGAAAGATGTAAGTCTTTTTGAAAAAATTGGTTTGGCTGCTACCGCTCAAAAGTATTGGTCTGACAATGGCGTATCTGTAACTCTTTCATTTGATAAAGAGTTAGAATCTAAGCATATTGCTCCAGCGCTTCATATGTACGAAGGGCAATTAAAGGCAGTATCATTTTTGCCAATGGGCAATCAAACATACCCACAACAACCATATACTCAAATAACAAAGGAAGAGTATAACTCTTATATTGGAACAATTCGTAAAATTGATTGGTCTGCTATTTATGATGGCAAAGATAATCTTGATGCAGAGTCTGAGAAATATTGCTCAACAGACGCATGTGAGATTAAATTATATTAGTTCTTGCCCTGATATAATAAGGGGATAGGAGAAATATGTCTAACCCGTCTAATTTATATGCAGAAAAAATATTTGCAGAGCACCCTACAACGCTGTGGGCATTAGACGATACCGCTGATTATTTAACATTAATAACAGAAGCACAAAGGGCTTTTACTAGTTGGATCAGAACTAATGTAACATCTATTGCTTCAACAAGTGCTCCTTCTGTAGAGCCTTTTACAGATAGCGTAGTTAATAAATTAAATTTAGTAATTCCAGCAAATACCAGTTTTACAATTACTTGCATAAGTGATGACTTAGTAAATTTTTCTAGTTTAAATTCAACCCTTGCAACATTTGCAGTTGGTTCATATTTTTTTGATTCTTCTGCTGTTTTAGATTCAGTATCAATAGGATATGAATATACAGATACTACAACAGCATTAGATGTACAAGAACTAAATACTTTTGATACAAGTTTAAATGCTAGTTGGGGGTTTGTATCTGGAACATTTGAAATTCCAAATGAAAATACAACAATGAGAGCAGTTATAAAAGCAACCTTTAACGGAGGAGCAGCAACATCAACAACTGCATTTTATATTAATGGAATTAGCATAGGACAGTGGTCAGAAGAGCATAACAATTATTCACTTGGAGTAGCAGGAGCAGCAATTACCTCTCATACCATAGCCATTGCTACAACCAGTGGAGTTGAAGCAGAGGCTTATGGTTTAGGTGGAGAATCAGGATATTATTTAATTAATGATAATGCTTTGGTTGCAAGAAACTCTAGCGTTCCAATGGTATATGGTGCAAGCAATTCTACTATTTTATCTCCAAACGAAGAAGGAGAACCTTCTTTAATAATTCCAGGTAAAGGATTTTTAAATGAGGCTGGACAATATAAAGAATATACTGTAGAGTTTTGGACTAGAATAAATTCAAATGCAATCACTCCTAAGAGAATATTTGGACCAATATCATCCTCAGATGGATTATATGTAGAGGGTGGATTTTTAACTTTTGTTATAGGAAATAATTTTGGATCTCATTTCGTAGGCGAATGGTTTAGACCAATGCTTATTCACTTGCGCTTAATTAGAAACAATGCATCTGTTTTAGTTAATGGTGAAGAAGTAATAAATTTTAGTATAAACACAGACACTTTGGATTTACCAGCAATTTTAGATGATGATAATGAACAAGATTGGCTTGGATTTTATTCATATACAGATGTATCTCCAATAGAAATAGATTGCGTTGCTATATATCCCTATCAGGTTCCAGTGCCAGTAGCAAAACGTAGATGGGTTTATGGACAAGCCGTTGTTTCTTCAGAAAGCATTGACTCTGGCTATGGTGGCACCACAGCATTTATTGATTATGGTTTTGCTGATTATACCGCTAACTATACCTATCCAGATTTTGCTGCCTGGAATCAAGGTAGTTTTGATAATTTGCTTACGGCCTCAACTTATATTGGAACACCAGAATATCAATTGCCAACAATATTTATAGAAGATGAAACATTACAAGATTTATATGATGCCAATCAAGAAATACAAGATGAGA